GCTATACACATAAAATGAATTCTGATGACCGATCTGTAAGCATTGGTACGCCTGTAGATTATGCGGTATATGTTGAAAAGGGTACCAGCAAACAAGAAGCGCAGCCACATCTTACACCGGCTGCAGAGGACAATATTGACAGAATAAAAAAGCTGGCAAGTGAGATGATGAAAATTGATTGATATAACAGCATTTAAAAAAAGTCTATATAACATGATATCGGTGTTTTTAAAAACATATGATGCAAAAGCTGATCAGGATGCAGATTGCAAATATGCAGTATATAAGCTGCCTTCAAGCTTTAACGGAGACAAAGACAATAGTCAAAACATTCATTTTACCCTGGAGGTACATGTCTGGGATAAAAACAGCGACTCAACATGGATTGATGACATGTGTTCTACATTGGACAATTCGTTAACCGGAACCAGCATTGTCACAGTAGCTTTTTATTACACCATGGAAAGAATAAGTCCATTTCTTCCTATCCCTGACCCGGTAGATGATATTCAACACAGAGAAATTCGATATTTGGTAAAAGTACAATTTTTATAAAGGAGCGTGACTCATAATGAGTGTCAAAGCAAATGCACCGCTGGGCGTGCCAACGACCGAGTACCTCGGACCCGGTGCTATCTATTTCAATTATGGCGAAGTTGATGAAGCTGTAGTCGGGGCAACCAAGAAAGGCGGCGAATTCAATGATGGAGTCGAGTTTAAACAGAGAGAGGCTGATGGAGACCTGGGACCGGTTAAAGGAGCAATCGATTTGATCAAACTGGCACCGGTATTAAAAATCAACGCCTTGAAAATCGACAAGACAAATCTACAGAAATTCTTTGCAGGAATGAGCCTTGTTGATACGGATGCCACATATTCAAAGCTCACCAGGATGGTAGATCTATCAAACAGCTATATTACGAATGTGGCTTATGTAGGTCAGAACCGCAGCGGTCAGGATATAGTAATAATTCTTTATAATGTCCTGGGAGACGGAACATTGGTGATAGCATTCACCAAGAACGAAGATATTGTTCCGGAAGTTAAATTCAGCGGTACTTTTGACCCGGCCACATTTGTCAGAACAGATCCGGATACATATCCTTACCAGGTCTGGCTCCAGAAAGGTGCAGGCTATACAGTTACATTTACGGTAGATGATGGTGTTAATCCTGTCGTAGGTGCTCTTGTCACATTTAATGGCGCTACTGTTGAAACGGATGTAAACGGCCAGGCAGTATTCGCTGCTGTACCCACAGGCACAAATAAAGGCTACAAGGTTGAAAAGACCGGATTTGTTACTTATCAATCTGCTATTACGGTTGATGGTATTGAGGCGGTCGGGGTATCCTTGACAGCTGAGACTTAATCGGAGGTGTAATTCATGATAATAAGTACAGAAAAGGCTTTTGACATTCTGCCGTATGCAGTATCTATAATTGAGAAGCTTGATATGAAAGGGTATATTCTCCAAAATAAAGAGCTTATCAATACTGAAGATAAGGATAAAGTAAATAAAATCATGGATGAAAAAGGCTTTGATTTTGTTATGCATATTTTGAAAAACACTAGCAAGGTAAAAACCGAAGTGTTTGATATCATTGCAGTAGTTCAAGACAAATCGGTTAATGAAGTTAAGTCTCAGCCTATCAATATAACAATTAATCTTTTTAAAACTTTGCTGCAGGACACGGAATTGATGCGTTTTTTCAAGTTAGCTGTGAAATAGGGTGGGAGCGCGCTCTCACTCTTTTACACAGCAATTATAATTACGAATACCTTAAGCGCCAGAAGCCGCAGATATTAACAAAGCTGTTAGTACATTCGCGAAGCAGCGAAATAGAACGAAAGGCATGGGAAAAGTGGTTAGTTTTATATCATGCTTCTCAATTTATTCCCAATTCCAGTCTTCAAAATTTTGAAACATACATTAAAAAAGATATGCCGGTTAATGATGAAATTTCGGATGATGAGTATGACGATATCATAAAAAATGCGGAAGAATCAAAAGCACGGCATCAGAAAGCTATGAAACGGTGATAGTATGGAAATATTTCAGCTGTTCGGATCTGTCCTTCTAAAAGGTGCAGACAATTCAGAAAAACAACTTGATAGTATAGATAGAAAAGGCTTAAATGTTGGTGAGACATTAGGCAAGATTGGAAAGGTTGCATTGACTGTAGGTGCAGCCATGGTAACAGGCTTTGGTGCTGCTACGGCTGGAGCATTTAAGCTTGCAGAAAAGGCTTCCGATCTTTCCGAGGCTCAGAATGTTGTTAACGAAACTTTCAAAGTATCTAAGGATTCTGTATTGTCATGGAGTAAAACCATATCAGAAACAGCAGGCATATCTGAAACTAATGCTGTCAAGTTTGTCGGCTCCATGGGTGCCATGCTTAAATCTTCCGGATTAACCGAAGATGCATCTGCAAGTATGGCTGAGTCTTTGGTGCAATTAACCGGTGACATGTCATCCTTCTATAATCTTGGACATGACGAAGCCTGGGGAAAGATACGTGCTGGTATAGCTGGAGAAACAGAACCGTTAAAAGCACTTGGTATCAACATGTCTGTGGCAAATATGGAGGCTTTTGCTTTAGCAAATGGAATTAAAAAGTCATACAGCGAAATGTCACAGGCTGAGCAAACAACACTAAGATACCAATATTTAATGCAGGCAACGGCAACTGCACAAGGAGACTTCGGACGTACTCTGGAAACATCATTCCCAAATCAGCTACGTGTAATGCAGATGCAAATAGAATCAACTGCAACATCAATTGGGCAGACTTTCCTTCCCGCTTTTCTTGGAATTTTCAAAGCAGTCAATGATGGTTTTAAGACCGGTGACTGGGCTAGTGTCGGCCAATCTATTGCTGATGGTTTAAATGATGTAATAGGAAAAGTGTCTGGAATGATAACCGAGGCAGCTCCAATGGTGGCCACATTAATCGGTGGAATAGCAACCGCCATAACTGAGGCAACGCCAAGCATTCTGCCTACTATTATTGATACCTCATTGCAGATACTTAATACATTGATAAATGTATTGAACGATAATAGCTATCAGTTAATTGAAGCCGGTATGGAAGCTTTAACCATTCTTATCCTTGGAATAGCAGATGCCCTCCCGCAACTTATTGACACTGCATTGACAATAATATTACAGTTAATAAACCATCTTTCTAACAATTTGCCAATGATTATGAAAGCGGGAATAGAAATACTATTCGCTATCATAGATGGCATTCTTGATAAGCTTCCGGATTTTATATTTCTTGCCATAGATTTAATAACTGTATTTGCCAAAGGTTTAATTGATGCCCTTCCCAAGCTTGTTGAGAAGCTGCCTCAGATTATAATGACTATTGTTACTGTATTAATAGATAACTTACCGCTTTTAATTGATGCCACAATAGAAATAATAACTGCATTAATCACAACATTTTATGAAAACCTTCCCTTATTTATAAAAACTTCTGTGGAAATAATTTTAGCCTTGGCGGCAGGAATAGTAGGTGCAATCCCTCAGTTACTAATGGTTGTGCCGAAATTATTTGATGCAATAGGAAAAGCTCTTGCTGGTATTAATTGGGGAGAACTTGGTATGAATATCCTTAATGGCATTGTTGAAGGTGTAAAAAATGCGGCAAAAAATTTGGCTAATGCAGTAGTCAATGCAGCTAAAAATGCTCTTGATGCAGCAAAAAACCTTCTCGGCATCCACTCCCCGTCCTCCGTCATGCGCGACCAGGTCGGTAAAATGATTGGCTTTGGTATGGCTGAAGGTGTCACAGATAGTATGGATGAGATAGATGCAGCAATGGAAAAGCTTAATTTGAGGATTACAGGTGATCAGAATAACATCCAGAAGCCTGTTTCAAATTCATCTTCAATGCCTGTTAATACTCATTTAGTTGGTCAATCTTCGGATAATCCAAGTATATTTATTAATGTCAACTACCCTTCCCTGCTCAATATGCAGGCCATAGGAGAACTAGGTGAACAACTTGTAGAAATCATAAGAATGAAGACCGGATTGAGGACGGTGTAAACAGTGATTACAATATCAGGCAATCAGGTTGCTATATCAAAAAATAGTTTATACATAGGTGGAGCAATTGAAGAAAGGTCGATTGCTACTTTTATTGTTCAGCAATATAATGGAGAATTTTCAAAAGGACAGCCGGTAGCAATATATGATTCTGATTCTGATTCAATATTTGCTGGAGTAATCGAATTACCTTTTAAAAAGAGAGATGGATTGTCGTTTTCTCATGAAATTAAATGCATAGATTGGCATTACCTCACTGATAAGCGCATAATTGCAAAGTCATACGAGAACGAACTTGCAGGAGATATTGTAAGAGATATAGTTACAAATTATCTTGCTGCAGAGGGAGTTACTGTCGGAGAGATACAGGATGGACCATTAATCACCGAAGCAGTTTTTAACTATATTTACATTACTCAGTCTTTGGACTCTATGGCTGAGAAAACAGGCTTTACATGGTACCTGGATGATATTAAACGGCTATACTTTATTGACC